TGTAGAGACATCAGGATCTATTGTACCACGATCAATCACCTGTGAGAATATACGAGATGGTGAATCTTTCAAAGTTAAGTCTGAACCTTCTGATAATCTTGGTAGAGTGATCTTATTTCCTAAACCGTCAGTCACAACTGATTCATCAAACTTAAATGTTTTTTGATTCATTTCAAAATTTAAAGGATCAAATGTTAATCTGATTGAAGAATACGTTCCTAATCTCAACTTCTCAAGTAAATTTTGATTTCGATCAATTGTATAATTCAAGATTCTAAAATCATTATTTCTACTAATTGAACTTTCATTTACTTCTGTATATGTATATGTTGCCTTTGATTGTTGTTTTGCAAGATTATCAATTGATTTAAATTTGAATCCATCTTGAGTTTGATAAAATAAAAATCCTGCAGTATTACTACCAGATTTAGAAGGCACTGATTTAGAAGCCAACCAAACTAATGTGGTAAATGGTTTTCTAAGATTACCAATAAATTTATATTTGTTAGTTGTAGGATCAATTTCATATCTAGATTTATCAAGTTTAAATCCAATTTTATCATCAGTCAATATTTTCTCTACAGATGTGCTTATTACGTCATTATATTTTTTGTATATTCTTGTCGTTTCGTTCGTAATTGCTTCTTGTGAGACAAGATTAAGAAGAAAGGTTTCTCTCTGCGATTGTGAAATTACATCAGTAATACTTGACACTATCAAATTTTTTTCGGGGTCAGTAAAATCAAGTCCAGTTTTTTCCTTTCCTTTGTTATTTGCTTTTCCTTGATCTAATATCTTCATTGACAATCTCTCACCACCACGTAGAGGTAAACCATTATAAATGGATTGTCTTTCCTTTGAACCCTCTTTTACGATAGTGTCTCCTGTATTCACGACTCTTACCTTTGCTGTAACTGTTGGAGAAAAAATATCCTCATAATAGTCAATCGAAATCGTGCCAAGAGTGATGTCTATTTTCCTTGACATATCGTTTGATTCGAGGATTAACTCCTGATAGAGTGATGCTTCTGATGCTGGCATTATGTGTACGCTGCGTCGAGTAAAATATTTTCTTTTACCATACTATTTAACGACTTTCCAAGCACGATAACCTTTGTCTTACCACCTTCTTGATTTTGTGGACTCATTTGTGATGGTATAATGTTATCAACAACAATATTTTTTGGTTTTTTAATTTTTGTAATCGATTTTGCAATATCTGGTTTTGCAGTGTTTGATATAAATTTATTTGTGTCCTTACTCACACTCTTCATAGTGGTTAAAACAGTGCTTTTCGATTCCTTTCGATTTAATTGTTGTGAAGAGTTATCAGAACTACCACCATCCTTATCAATTGTTTTTAATTCTTGATTTTTACCCACTTCATTTATTTGATTTACAGAAACATTTAAGTTCACCTTACTCATTTCACTCTCTGCTTTTTTGATTGACTTATTAAAATTATCCCCAAGTTTATTTGTATCAGACATTAATTTATTAGTATCTTTCTTCAATGTGTTTATATCACTGTTAGCGTCATCTACTTTCTTACTCGATTGATTATTCACTTGACTTGCATCACCGCCAAATCCTGATTTTGCTAACTTTGAAGGATCTTCATTTTTCTTAGATTTTAAAATACCTAATCCCTTTCCTATATTGGCAATCATGTTTGTAAATGCATCTTTTAATCCAGTAATTTTTTCTTTAATCTTTTCTCCAACCTTTGAAAAATCAATATCTTTTATCTTGTTAAGAGTATTCCCAATGGATTCTTTTATACCTGTAAAAAATTCACCAATCGAACTGAAAAATCCTGTAATATTATTATAAATTTCTTTTATTTTTTTAATAACTCCCTTTACAGTTTCGATTATCTTTGGTAAATTTGTAACAACCCAACCTATCAATATCGTGGAAATGAAACTAATTATTTTCTCTAGAAAACCACCACCCCTTGCCGCAGATTTTTTAGCGGATGGTTTTTCTTTTGATTTATTAGCTTGCTCTAAAGCTCTCTCCTCTGCCTCTCTTTTCTTTCTTTCACGTTCCTTTTTAATATAATCCACACCTCTCATAAACCTTTCCTTACTAATTTTTGCTCCTTTCTTTACTGATTTTTTAACATTACCTGCAATTTTCTTGGATTTTTTTAATACAGTACCGCCTTTCTTCATCGCAAACTTTCCACCTTTTGCGATTGCTCCTCCCGTCTTTGCGAGCATGGAACCTATTCTTAATGCTGCTGCTGCGACTGCCATTTATACCACCACCCCGTATTGCAACTGTGAATATGTTGAATAAAAATTAGATGCGTTTGAAGATGCTAAAAGTGGAACATCTGATTGAAATCCTGCTTTTAATGGTTGATCACCATCTTTTTTACTCTCTAAATTGTTTACTATGACAGTTGGTGTATCCTCTTCAACAGCAGATAAATTATAATCCTTAGTGCTTTTAGATATATTTGAATCATTATATGATGGAGTTATATTACTTCCATCACCTGTTGAACCTGAATATATTTCTCCATATTTTTCTTTAATTTTCTTTTCTGCCTCTATTTTTAATCTTCTAGTTTCTCTATCATAGTTTTCAATTTCTCCAAAATCTTTTATTGTTCTTGCCTTCCTTCGTAATCTTAATCCCTCTGGTTTTCTCTCTTCATCTATCTCTCTCTTTGCTTCTTTTATCTCTTGCCTCTTTTTCGTTGTAGTGTCTTTAATGCGTTTCTGTTCTATCTCAAATGCTTCTCTTGCAGATCTTTCTTCTTCAGTCAAATTCTCAGTTTTAACAAATACCTCTTTACCATCACGCATTACACGAGCTCCATCCTTTTTATATGCCATTATACCTGCCTCTCTTAGCATCATTTTGTTCTTATGCCTTGCCTCTTCAGCATCTTTACCACCTCTTCCTATTTGAAATAATTTTTTAATTCCTAGTATTGCTGCTCCAATACCAGCAGCAATCGCCAATGTTATTAAACCTGGTGGTGATAATAAAAATCCTATAATTGCTGAACCAACTGTTGCGATCACTGCGATAACTTTTGCGATTATCGCTGGTAGTGCCAATATCCCTACATTCATGGCAAGAAAAATTCCACCCACTGCACCAAGACCAGCAAGCACATTCATACCTATGCTTTTCAACTTCTTCATATCATTATCCATGAATGCTTGAATTGCCTTCAATCCTTTATCTGCCAACCATCCTGTAAATATGAGCGTAAACGCATCCATCAGTCTAGATAATATACCTCTTGCTTGTTCTCCTATTGCCTTTATAGGTGATAATAAAGCATTTTTCATTCTTTCACCAACACCCTCTAATAATCCCTCCTTTTGCTGCCTCTTCTTTCTCTCTCTTCTTAGGTTAAGCAAACGAATTGATTTACCAACTGCTTCCTTTTTCTCCTTTGCTTCTTCTACAATAAAGTTAGAGAGTTTTCCTAATGATTCTTGAATATTTACGATTGAATTAACTACAGGATTATCCTTTCTATCCTTTTTATCATATTTTACAATTGCGCCTGGTTTTCCAAACAATTTAGCAGCGTTTATTCTTCTCTTCTTAAATACTTTTATTCTTTGTTCATTCGTTAATAGTTCTCCCGTAATTGGATCGATACCTGTATCTGCTGCATCCAAGTTGGGATTATCTCCTATATTAAATAATGGGTCGTTTCTTTTAGCCACTTTGCTGTTGTTGTTTTAGATTTTCTTCTTCAATATACTGTTCTAAGAGAGCAACATATACATCTTTTTCCCAAGGAATCATATTTTCAATCTCTGTCAAAGAGTATTTATGGTGTTGCATTAAG